AAGTCTAAAGTTAAATCAGCTGCTTCTCGTTCACTATTGGGTATATAGTAAGTCCATTTTCGTTGATAAGTCCTTCTTTCAAACCAAGAGGTATTAGCTTCAGAAGTACCAGAGGCGAATAACCAGTAATAAGGTTTACCCCAGGAGTAGTAGGATGAATTATTATTCCTAAAGTTCCTAAAAGCAATATATAATTTTTTCTCTAATACTCTTCTAGCATACCAAAGTTGAGATCTTTTCTGTTTAAACGATTTAACTATCTCTGCTACATCTGCTGAGCTTTGTGTAGATGCTGCTTCTTTAGCAGCTTGCTCTTCTGCAGACTTTTTAGCTTCTTCTGCTGCCTTTGTAGCTGCTTCTGTAGCTGCTTCTGTGGCTTTGTTTGCTAATGAATTAGCCTGTTCTAAAGTTGCTATAGTAGAGTTAGCTGTTTCCAATTGCGATTTTAGTAACTCCATTTGTTCTGCTGATCCAAAGTCTAATTCTCCACCACCAGCTAATTGAGTTTCTAATTCTAATATACGTCTATTATTTTCTAATAACTGGCCTCTTAAAGAAGCAACTTCATCTAATAGAGGCTGTATACTTTCTAATTGAGTATCTATTTTGTATAGTTCTGAGCTTCTTTCAACTAAGTATTGATGAGAATTATCTTCTCCTTCAATAGGTATAATAGCATAAAGTTTATCGTAAAGACGAAATAACTCTTCTACAGTATCGGGATCAACAACAGGTTCAAGCTCTTTAAAAAACTTAAACTTACTGTCGATAACTCCTCTATACGATTGCCTATCGTAAACAGTCTTTTTTATTTCTACTTTTTTAGCCATTTCTTACTACCTTGAAAACTTGATCGTTATCTATTACCGACGTTGAACCATCAATTTCAGTTTTAATTAGCACTCTATAATATCTCTCTGGTTGTAATCCGTCCATATAAATGTCAAAGTAATTAGACGTATTATCAGCACTTAATTTAGTGTATGTTGTATCAAAGTCTACTAACATCTCTTCTGTGTTTTCATCTCTTAGCCCCCAATAAGAAGCTGTTGGTAATGTAAAATTATTTACATAAGCAGATGAAGTAGTGAATGTTCTAGTAGGGTATTTAGGTCTAGCGTTAATTCTGAATCTCTGTTTACCTTCATCTACGTACTTACCTTTATTATTTCTTATACTAACTACTACCTCAGAACTAGGAACTTCACTTAAAGAAGAAGAATGTACATAATCATCCCATTTAATCTCTAAGTAAGGAGGATAGATAGTATTAGTGTCTTCTCCGTAATACTTTAATCTTACTGAAGCAGAGGTATTAAACTCTATATTATCTTCCAATTTTACTATCAACCCATAGTTACTTAACCATTCATTAGAGTGGTACTGTGTAACAGTGGTGATATCTACGTCTAAATCATGGTCTGAGTTTTTATGAAAAGAGACACTGCCAGATAAAGGTATGTTATTGCTTCCTGAGGTGAAGTACCAGTACCCGCCTCCTGGTAAGTTATTTTGATAAGAACCTGTAGTTCTTAATTCATTCTCTAATAAAGTAAATCCGTTACCGGTAGCAGAGGTTAGAGCTTCGCTTCCAGTAGTCCAATCTGTTGTTGCACCAGCAAGTTTAAAATTCCAAGAACACCCTGTTTTATTAACAGGAATATCTCCAAACTTACCGTTTCCTTCATCCCATGCTTCTGCTAATGGGTGTACATTGATAGAGTAGTTTATCGGTAATTCATTTGCCGAATTTAAACTTAGATGTAAACTAGCTTGGTAGCCAGTAGTAGCGGGTAGTGTTACCCCTACTTTATCAGTAAGTACTGATTTAATTTCTGTAGTATCAAACTGTATTAGAGAACGTAAAGTTTGTCCTCCTGCAGCTACTGTATAGCCGCCAACCTCTAGTAATTCATCTCTACCTGAATTTGATAAAGGAAATTCAGTAGATATAAAAGAGTCTTTTTCGGGAAATATTCTATATAGTGCCATATTATAATGTTGTTACTCTTCCTTGTATATCGCTATTAGGGTATTTAACTTCAAAAATCATAGGATCTAACGATGGATATACTATATTACTTTTCGTTGCTCCTTTTATATCATAATCAAAAGTAGAGTAGTTTCCTCCTACTTTCGTTTCTAATTTTATATCTTGTACTGTTTGTACCCCTTTCACCCTATCTAGTAATGTATATACAGAAGAAAGGTTTATTGGTTGATTTATAGACCATCTGTCTATGTTAAAATGTTCTTTTAGTGCTTCAGTACAGTTAAGTATTACTTCTCTAGAATTATAACTTGGTAGAGTAATAATTTCAAATTTAACTCCTACATTAATTACAAATGCATCTTTAATAGTACAGCCGTCGGTTAACGCTTTAAACTGCCCTATATATTTTTTTAAGTTATCCTTCAATTCTGGTTTTGCTTGTACCAGTTTCTTATTATTATCATAAGCAAGTACATATAAACATACACCTAACGGATTGTATACATTCGTATCAGATGTAGGTATATCTGCATCCGTAGTTACGAAAGCTTTAGCTATTGAACCTAAGTTAGTAGGTAGAGTCATAGCTCTAAAAGCATAGTCTTGTTTTGTAATTATTCTTCCTTGTTCATTAAAAGCTCTTAAAGAATTCTGTCTTACTTCTTCTACTGTATCTCCGTCTTTACCTCCTGTAGCAGGTTCTGGGTTATTGAAGGATAAAGTACCTAAGTAAGTATTATCTGTAACTGTGGTATTTATAGTTTCTTGACCTGTTAATGTATTAGAGTTAATATTAGACGCTATGCCACCTCCTTTTATATACTTTACGTTAAGTACGGTATTAGATGGAGCATTACCGTAAGCAGAGCTAAATAAAAAGTTAGAAGGATCATAAGCATAATCACTTCTTCTTACACCTTGATTAGTGCCTGAGCCTGCATTAGTTGGATCAGGTAAAAATGTATCGTCGTTTGAGCTAGACATACCAGCGCCGAATTGTATTTGTAGTTGACCTGTTGAATTAAATCTAGTAACAAACCTATTAGCAGTTCTAGTAGCAGTTAGTAGATAAGGTACCTCACCTTTATTGTCCCCTGTATTGATAGCTTCAGTAAATACTGTATCTTGTCCTAAGTAAGGTACTTCAGTCCAGGTATTACCGTTTAAATCTGTTATTGAAGATACACCTATGATATCGGTATCTTCTATAGTTAGAGTTAAAAATTTAGTTGCACTACCTATAGTAAAAGATCTTCTAATTATTTCTCCTGATTGTGCTTTTACGTTTTTTACTAGTTCGTATTCTGCAGGGTTACCGTTTGAGTCTATACTGTGTATAGTAACAAGAGTGGGATCATAGGAGCTTGAGAATGCAAAGTCTACTCTATCTTGTAAAATAAACTTCTGCTCTCCTGCTGATAAAACACCGTTTTGACCAACTACTATAGCTTGATCAAAGTTAGGAAGGTAGTTTGAGCCAGATGCTGCTACTCTCTGTGTTACTTCTACATCTACAGTAGAAGCTGTAGTAACTCTAGGTCTGTATCCCATCATATAAGCCATAGCATACAGGTTACCTGGGTCTTGTGCGTACTGTAAAAATGTTTCTTGTAGTTGACTATCTTGATAAAAAGATAGCATATCTCCTACATAAGCTGACATTTCTATAAACATCATACCAGGTGATGTAGGTGAAAAATCATTATACGAATCAGGAAAATAATTTTTAGCTAATTCTACTAACTGACCTCTAAGATTAGAGAAGTTTTTATCTGTGTATTGTATATTAATATCTTGAGCCATTATTGTTCAAAATTTATAGTTATCTCATCCTCAATTTGAGTATCTACTAGTCTAAAGTTAAGTGTAAAACTAATTAAATTAGAATCTGGTGCTCCTTGAAGGTTTATATTTAAAATTTCTAGTTTTGGAAAGTATCTTTCTATAGCATCTCTAACTAAAAATTCTAAATCGGTTAAATTATCTCTATTTATATTTTCAAAAAGAAGGTTTCTAATACCAGAACCAAACGATGGGTTATGGTATTTTTCACCTTTACCGGTTAGTATGTAGTTTACTAAGTTGGCTTTTATAGCTTCTTTAGTTTCGAACGTAGAATTAAACACTGCCTTACCGGAAAATGGTAAAGCAACACCTACAGCCTTTCTAGGTTGTAAATCTAATGGATTTATTTTCTTCGTTTCGAATGCCATATTATATTATACCTGCTCTTTGTTTATCTTTTTCATTGGATGCTTTAAATACTTGACCTGCTTTTTTAACAAAGTCTAGCTGGGATATGTCCATTCCTGGTTGAGCACTGCTCATTCCCATTTGA